ATGTTCCCTCCGGGGGAATACGGGGTTTCACAATCGATGGGGGCATACGTTCGCGCGTCACCTGCTACGCCTCGTCGCATCGAGGCGCTGGCCTACATCATCGAACGCATCCAGCGATCGGGGACCAGCCCGAGCTACGGCGAGATCGGGCGGGCGTTACGTCCGGAAGTGGACAAGTCGCGGGCGCGGCAGCTGGTCAACCAGTTGGTCGCGCTGGGCGTGATCGAGCGCCCGCCGGCGTCGCGCCGCGGCATTCGCATCCGTGATCTGCAGCGCTGTCGCGAGCTGATCGACGAAGCACTCGGACAGAAGGGCTGGCATCATTCCAAAGCGCTCGGTGCGCTCGAGGCCCCCTCCACATTTGAGCACCTGCCGTTGCTGCCCCTGATCGAGCTACCGCCCGACCCACACTGAGCGGAGGTACCATGGCGGTCGACACGAAGAGCATGCGGGATCTGATTGACGCAGCTCCCGGCGATCGCATGGCGATGGACAAGAGTCATCTGCATGCGCTGATCGATGCCGCGCCTGGCGATCGCATGGCCCTCGAAAAGAACCAGATCCGGTCGTTCCTCGACGCGGTGGATCTCGGCCGCATCGCCGACCAGCTCGCCGGCATGAGCCAGCATGTTCGCGGCATGGCGATCGCTGCATGAGCGCGCCGAGCCATCCCGGCGCGATCGACGTCAACGGCCAGCCGTATCTGCGCGATGCGAAGGGCAGCCTCGTGCCGCTGTCGGCCGTCAAGCCTGCCGATCTGCTCATGGATGAGACCGTGCGCAGCATCCTCGAGGACGCGCGTGCCGTGTCGAAGCTGATCGCGGACTTCAAGATCCGGACGTTCGAGCGCGTTGGCGATCTGCAGGCGCTGTTCCTGCAAGATTACGGCGCGACGGTGGGCGGCGCGAAGGGCAACATCACGCTCACGACGTTCGACGGCCGCGAGAAGGTGCAGGTTCAGGTCGCGGACCGGATCGAGTTCGGCCCCGAATTGCTGTCGGCAAAGGCGTTGATTGACGAGTGCCTGACGGAGTGGGCGGCCGATGGCAGCGCGCAGATCCGAGCGCTTGTGAACCGCGTGTTCCAGGTCGACAAGGAAGGCCAGATCAACCGCGCCGAGATGTTCATGCTGTTGCGCGTGAACATCGACGAGCCGCGGTGGATCCGCGCCATGGAGGCAATCCGCGAATCCATCCGCACGATCGGCTCGAGCCGGTACGTCCGCTTCTATGACCGGCCAGCTGGCGACGCGCCTTGGTCGGCCGTGACGATCGACCTGGCCTCGGCATGATCCGGTGGGCAATTCTGCGCACCAGCGGTGGCCAGACGCTGCCGCTGATGCGATCCTTGCGCAACGCGGGTTTCGACGTCTGGTCGCCTGCCAAGCCTATCCGGCGTACGATCCGCGCCAAGACGCCCAACGGGACGCGGCTTATCGAGACCGAGGTCCCGATCCTGCCGACGTTCGTATTCGCCAACGAGCGCGACCTGGCGGCGCTCGGCGATATCGCTGTGCTGCCGATCAGCACACACCCCGCCTTCTCGGTGTTCCGCTATGGGGGCCGCGTCCCGATCGTGGGCGATGCCGAGGTGAGGGGGCTTCGGGAGGAGGAGGCACGGGTGGTCGCGCTGCACGAGGCCATCCGTGATGCCGAGAGCTATGCCGAGGGCGAGAAGATCCGCATCGCGGCTATCAAGTCCGAGGCAGCGCGGCGTCGAGCTACCAAGGATCTGGAACTGCAGCAGCGCGCAGCACTACGGTCGACCCGCAAGAGCTTCGAGCCCGGCACGGAGGTCGAGGTGTCGGAGATGCCCGCGCTGGCAGGTGTGGCCGGCGTGGTCGAGACCAGCGACGGCGCGCATGCCTGGGTGCGCTTCGGTTCGCATTCATGGAAAATTGAGGGATGGCGGCTATCGCTGTCGGCCTCAGACACATCGGCCGTATCGGGCCTCGCCGCTTAAGCGGCCTTCGGGACAGACGATCTGGAGCTTCGGCTCTTGCGCGCCCGCCATCACTTCCCCGCGACCCGTCGCGGAGGAAGTCGTAAGCATGTCTAACCTTCGGAGGTGGCTATGGCCGCATCACAGCCCCGTTCCGTGGCCGAGCAGCTGCGCGACGCCGGCGATCAGCTATATCGCCTAGCGGATCTCGAGGAGACGCCCCAGCGCAATCATTCGGACCGTAGCTTCCTGCGCGATGAGATCGAGACCGTCGCCGGCGACGTCCGCGCGATTGTCCGCGGCCGCGGCTTCCGCTGACCAGCCCGGTGGGCGCCCTCCTGATCAACGGCGTGCTGACCACCAACTTCCGCCGCCTGCAGCCGCTGCTCGCTGTCGTGCTAGCGCGGCAGGCTGATTCCCCCACGGCGCGCGCGCAGGCAGCGCTGCCCCCACGAGGTCAGACGAACGCCGATCGGTGGTGCGACGTCCTCGTCGGCCCCCGGGAGACGCCGCCCGATGGGTGACGGATCATGACCGGACCGGACCGATCGCCCCCCCTCTGGGCCCGACCGGACCGGATCGAACCTACCCCCCCCCACCCTTTGGGTCCTCCCGGACCAGATCGGTATGCGGGGGCCAATGGCGCGTGAGTTTCCTAGCTACAGGCAAAATCGTCACTTCATCATCATTGGAGTGAAAACCCATGGATTTGGCGGGTTACAGGCCCACGCTGGGTGAAGTCGCCGCGTTATTCGGCAAGTCGAGCCGGTGGATTTCGGATCTGCGAGCAAAGGGCGAGATGCCGCCAGACGGCGCGACGCTCGGCGAATTCCTGGCTGCATGGGGCAGCCTCTCCGCTGCCGGCGGTGGCGGCATCAAGGGCAAACCGATCGACCTGGCGAAAACGCGTAGCGCGAACGCGAAGGCCGAGCAGGACGAGATTAAAACGGCAGCGCTGAAGGGCGCGTTCCTGCCCCGCGATGGCGTCGTCGACGCCATCCAGGGCGCTTTCGCCCGGGTGAGGGCGAAGCTCCTAGCGCTGCCGAGCAAGTGTGCGCCGGCGATCTCGGCGATGAAGTCGCCGGTCGCCATCCAGGAGAAGCTGACGGAGCTCGTGCATGAAGCGCTTGCCGAGCTCGCGGGCACTGTCGTCGGGGGTCAGCCGATCAGCGATGACGGTGTCGCACCTGGTGACGAGCCAGGAGATCGCGGAAGCGGCGAAGACCTGGTGGCCGGTATTTGCACCACCGCCGCGCCTGACGGTGAGCCAGTGGGCGGATCAGCACCGCAAGCTAAGCCCCGAAGCAAGCGCCGAGCCCGGCCAGTGGGACACGAGCCGGGCTGAATTCCAGCGCGGGATCATGGACGCGGTCAGCGACCCGCTGATCGAGGAAGTCGTGGTGATGAAGTCTGCCCAGGTCGGGTGGACCGAGATCATCAACAACATCGCCGGCTATTTCATCGACCAGGATCCGGCGCCGATCATGGTGATGCAGCCGACGCTGGAGATGGCGGAGGGCTGGTCGACCGACCGCCTGGCGCCGATGGTGCGCGACAGTCCGCGGCTCGCTGCCAAGATCGCCGACGCGAAGTCGCGCGATAGCGGCAACAAGCTGCTGCAGAAGCGCTTCCCGGGTGGCCAGCTGGTGATCGTCGGCGCCAACAGCCCGGCATCGCTCGCCTCGCGGCCGATGCGCGTCATCCTCGCCGACGAGGTCGATCGGTATCCGGCAAGCGCCGGCGTCGAGGGTGACCCGCTCACCCTGGCGTACAAGCGCACGAACAACTTCTGGAACCGCCGCAAGCTGGCAGGATCCACGCCGACGATCGCAGGCTCGAGCCGCATCGAGGCCAAGTTCGACGAGTCCGACAAGCGCTTCTTCTTCGTGCCGTGCCCGCATTGTGACGAGCACCAGGTGCTGAAGTGGGAGCAGGTTCGCTGGGAGAAGACGAAGTCCGGTGCGCACCGCGCCGACACCGCGCATTACGTCTGCGAGCATAACGGCTGCATCTGGGATGACGCCGATCGCTGGGCTGCGGTGCTGAAGGGCGAATGGCGCGCGACTGAGCCGTTCAACGGGATCGCCGGCTTCCATATCTGGGAGGCCTATTCGTCCTGGGTAAAGCTGTCGGCAACGGTCGCGGCCTTCCTCCTGGCGAAGAAGACGCCCGAGACGCACAAGGTTTGGACCAACACCGCGCTCGGCCTGACATGGGTCGAGAAGGGCGAGGCGCCTGACTGGCAACGCCTCTACGAGCGGCGATCACAGGAGCTGCGCTTGGGCGAGGTTCCTGAATGGGTCGCGCGGATCACCGTCGGCACCGACGTGCAGCGCAACCGCATCGAGGCCAGTATCTGGGGCTGGGGCGAGGGGATGCGCAGCGTCCTGATCGATCACCGGGTGTTCATGGGCGACCCGGCCGCGGAGGAGGTCTGGACCGAGCTGACCGCGTTCCTCGGCGAGGAATGGGAAACGCCCGCCGGTCGCCGCCTGCGGATGACCAAGCTGGCGATCGACACCGGCGACGGTCACTCGACCACGCAGGTCTATAACTGGGCCCGCAAGCATCCGCGCGAAGTCATGGCGATCAAGGGCGTCGGCAAATTCGACGCTTCGCAGCCGGTCATCGGTCCCACCTGGGTCGACGTCACGGTGCGCGGCCGCAAGGTGCAGCGCGGCGTCCAGCTTTATAGGATCGCGGTCTCGGTCTTCAAATCCGAGACCTATTCCTGGCTGCGCCTCGACCAGCCGCTCGACGGCCAGCCGTTCCCCAACGGTTACATCTTCCTGCCGATGGGCGTCGACGAGGAATGGCTGCAGCAGCTCGTCGCCGAGCAGCTCGTCACCGTGAAGAACAAGCGGACCGGCTTCACCCGGCAGGAATGGCAGAAGACCCGGCCGCGCAACGAGGCGATCGACTGCCGCGTCTACGCCCGCGCTGCTGCCTATGCGCTGGGGCTCGATCGCTGGTCGTCCGTGAAGTGGGCGCGCGCGATCGGCGCCAAGGTACCGCAACGGGCCCCGACCGAGACGCCGTCAGGTACCTCGGCGCCGCGATCGGCACGACCGGCCGCGCCCGTGAAGCCGGCGACAAAGCCGAAGGCACCCAAGATCAACCCGCTGACCGGCAAACCCCGTGGCAGCCATTTTGGAGGGCGGCGCTGATGGCGTTCAACCAGACCGACCTCGAGGCGATCCAGACGGCGATCGGCGGTGGCGTCCTGCGCGTCCGCTACGCTGACGGCCGCGAGCTGACGTACCAATCGCTCGATGATCTGCTGAAGGCCGAGAAGCGGATCCTCGACGCGATCGCCGGCACGGCGGGACGTCGCAATCGCCGGAGCTATCCCGGCTATCGGAACGGCTGCTGATGTCGAATATCATCTCCCGCGCGCTCGCGGCTGTTGCGCCTGGTTTCGCCGCATCGCGCGCGCAGCAGCGACTCCGCTTCGAGCAAACCGAAACCCAGCGGGCATCGCTGCGCGGGATCCGTGCGCAGTATGACGGCGCCACGCACTCGCGCCGATCGCAGGGCTGGCGGCGCACCGGCAGCGATGCGAATTCCGAGCTGGCCGGCGCCGCGCATATCCTCGCCCAGACCGCCCGCGACATGGTGCGTAACAATCCATATGCCGAGCGCGCGGTCTCTGCGATCTCGAGCGACCTGGTCGGCACCGGCATCACCTTCGAAGTCCAGCGCAACGGCCAGCCGGATGCCGAGATGACCGCGTTGGCAAAGGCGCACTTCGAAACCACCGCATGCGACGCTGACGGGCGCAGCAATCTGTATGGCCTGCAGCTGCTCGCCGCGCGGACCGTGGTCGAGAGCGGCTCGGTGCTCGCTCGCAACCGCCCGCGTTTCGCGCGCGACGGCTATGTTGTCCCGTTCCAGCTCCAGCTGCTCGAGCCCGACCATCTCGACGCCAGCCGAAACGGCATTTTCACCGGCGGTGCGTACATATCGGGCATCCAGCTCGACATGCTTGGCAATCGGCAGAGCTACTGGCTCTATCCCGAGCATCCGGGCGCGATGAACGCCCGGTCGCTGCAGCCGACGTCGGTACCGGCCGAAAACGTCCTCCACGTCTTCCGCCAGGACCGGCCCGGCCAGATGCATGGCGCAAGCTGGTTTGCCCCCGTGATCCTCGCGATGCGCGAGTTTGCGGACTACCAGGACGCGCAGCTGCTGCGGCAGAAGATCGCGGCCAGCTGGGCGGTGTTTCGCACCGGCATGGAAGGCGAGGACGGCGACGTCGATCCCGACGCCGACTATGCCGACTTCGTCGAGCCAGGCCTGATCGAGAACCTGCCGTTCGGCGCCGACATCAAGTTCGCCAACCCGCCAGGCGTCGACGGTTATGTCGATTTCGCCAAGATCTCGGTGCGGACCTTCGCGACCGGCATGAATCTTCCGTACGACATCTTCGGCGATCTCGAGGCGGTCAACTTCTCGAGCGGCCGCATCGGCCGGATCGCGTACAACCGCCAGCTCGATAGCTGGACGTGGAACATGCTCATTCCGCAGTTCTGCGAGCCGGCCGGTCGGTGGTTTCTGCGCGCCGCGGCGCTGATGGGCAAGAACATCGACGGCTGCGAGTTCGTGTGGACGCCGCCACGCCGCGAGATGCTCGATCTGGCGACCGAGGGCCCCGCGATCCGCGACATGGTCCGATCGGGCCTCATGGATCCGGAAACCGCGATCCGCGAGCGGGGCGAGAACCCCGATACCGTCATGGCAGCGTGGAAGCGCTGGGCCGACAAGGCCGATGCTGCAGGCCTCATCTTCGACTGCGACCCCCGGCACGTCACCCAGGTCGGCAACGCGACACAGAACGGCGCGACCGCCCCCGCGACACCACCCAAGAAGGGCTAGAGCATGGAAATTCTGATTTATGGCGTCGTCGGCGATAGCTGCGACGGCCTCGAAGCCTCGTGGCTGGTCGAACGGATCAGCCACGCACCCGACGATATCAGCGTGCGGATCAACAGCCTCGGCGGTCTCGTCTTCGACGGCTTTGCGATCTTCAATGCGCTGAAGCAGTCGCCGCGCCGCGTGACCGTCCATATCGATGGCGTCGCCGGCTCGATCGCCAGCATCATTGCCATGGCCGGCGACGAGATCATCATGGCCGAGAACGCGGTGATGATGATCCACAAGCCATCGGACGGCACCTATGGCGTCGCGACCGAGCTGCGATCGACCGCCGATCGTCTCGACATGCTGCAGGCGCAGCTGGTCAACATTTACGCCCAGCGCACCGGCATGTCGGCCGACGAGCTCAACCCGCTGCTCGACGCTGAGACCTGGCTGACCGCGGCCGAAGCGCTCGACCTCAAATTCATCGATCAGATCGCCAGCGCGTCCACCGCGACGAACATGCTCGATCCCACGAAGTTCGGGTTCCGCAAGGTCCCCGCGCACCCGCTCATCACCAATCAGGTGAGCCCACCGGCGCCAGCCGCCATCCCTCCGGAGAACCCCATGCCCGATCCGATCGCGCCGGCGCCGAACCCGACGCCCGCTATTACGCCTGCTCCCGTGCTGAACCCGACGCCCCCGGCGCCGCCCGCACCGGTCAACGTCGCCGACCAGGTGAATGCCGGCATCGCTGCCGAGCGCGCCCGCGCCTCGACGATCCGCAACGAAGTCAGCCGCGCTCGCCTCGACCCGGCGTTCGGTGACACGCTGGTCGACGAAGGCGTAGGCATCGACGTCGCCCGTCAGCGCATCATCGATCACATCGCGACCAACGCGCCCACGATCACCAACTATTCGCCGGCCAGCATCCCGCTCGCGCAGTTCCAGGCGCGCGCCGATGCAATGAGTTCGGCGATCGCGCACCGCGCGAACCCGCGCAACCAGCTGATCGAGGGCGCCGATGCGTTTGCCGGTCGCCGCCTGATCGTGCTCGCCCGCGACTTCCTTGAGTCGACCGGCGTCAGCACGCGCAACATGGGCGACGTCCAGGTCGCGCAGGCCGTGTTCCGGTATCAGCAGCCGCGCGCTGCCGGTCAGCACACCACTGCCGACTTCCCGGCGCTGATGGGCAACACCGTCGGCCGCACGCTGCGCCGCGCCTATGAGCTGGCACCGCAGACGTTCAAGCCGTTCGTCCGTCCGGCTACCGTCCCCGATTTCCGCGAGGTCAGCCGGGTCGCCCTGTCGGACATCTCGAAGATGCAGGCCGTCGCCGAGGGTGCTGAGTACCAGTACGCCACGGTCGGCGATTCGTCCGAAAAGTACGTCGTCGGCAAATGGGGCCAGATCATCTCCATCACCTGGGAGACGATCATCAACGACGATCTGAACGCGTTCGATCGTATCCCGATGGCGATGGGTCAGGAAGCTGCCCAGGTCGAGAGCGATGTCGTCTGGGCGATCCTGCTCAGCAACCCGCTGATGAGTGACGGCAAGACGCTGTTCCATGCCGATCACGGCAACCTCGGCGCCGCGGCCGACATCGACATCAACTCGCTGCAGGCGGGCCGCACGCGCATGCGCACGCAGAAGACGGCCAACGGCCGCTTCCTCAACAACGCCCCGAGCTTCCTGATCGCCGGCCCGTTGAAGGAGCAGAAGGCGAACCAGTACACGTCGTCGAATTACGTCGCGACGAAGAACGGCGACATCAACCCGGACTATAACCGGTCGCTGACGCCGATCATCGAAGGCCGGATCGTCGATAACAGCTGGTTCCTGTCGGCCGACCCGAACTCGCAGTCGATCGACACGATCGAGGCTGCGCACCTCGCCGGCCATGAAGGTCTGCAGACCGAGCAGCGCCAAGGCTTCGTCACCGATGGTGTCGAGATCAAGGGCCGTCTCGTGTTCGGTGCCAAGGCCATCGACTGGCGCGGCATGGACAAGAACCCGGGCGCGTAAGCGCGCCCGCCACCCCCACCATCATCATCGAAGCGCGCATCGGGCGGCCGTGAGGTCGCCCGGGCTCGTTTCCGGAGACCATCCATGAAGACTTTCCTCGGTCATTCGAATGACCAAATGCTCACCGCTCCGGTCGCCGTCGCGTCCGGTGGTGGTGCCCTGATCGGCGCCATTTTCGGCGTCGCCAAGACCAACATCGCCCAGGGTCAGCGCGGTCCGTTCTGCCTCACCGGCAAGTTCGAGATGCCCAAGGACGCAAACGCGATCGCCGAAGGTGCGCGCGTTTATTGGGACAACACGAACAAGGTCATGACGGCCACCGCCAATGGCAACACGCTGGTCGGCGTCGCCACCCTGGCAGCACTGGCAGCCACCCCGACCGTCCACGTCCGCCTCAACGCGTCGTTCTGACGCGCCCCTGACGGCTACGTTCTGACCCACCCCATGCCACCGCGGCGCTGCCGGGCTGGCTTTCGAGGACAACTATCATGGCGAAAGTCATTTTGCTGCTCAGCGCAGCGTATCTGAACGGCAACGCATTCGTCGACGCCGGCGCAACGGTGTCGATCGGCACCGAGAAGCACGAGATCACCGAAGAGCGCGCTCGCGACATCGAGAAGGGCCTGCGCGGCGAGATCTCGGACGTCGAAGACGCGGACGAAGACGGCGATGGCGATGGCTTCGACGCGTTCACCGTGGCCGAGCTGAAGAAGTATGCGACCGACGAGAGCATCGATCTCGGCACGGCAAAGACCAAGCCGGAGATCCTGGCTGCCATCCGCGCTCCCCGCGTCTGATGTTCGATCCGTTCAAGGCGGCAGCGCCCGCGTTCTTCAAGGCGTTCGCCGACCTTGAACGGATCATCTACACGCAGGACGGCGTCGTCCTCGAGCCGATCCGCGCGATCTGGACTGACGACGCCGCTGCAGGCTTCCCCGGCGCCGGCAGCACGCTGCGCAAGCTGACCTACGAGATCCAGCAAAGCGATCTGCCGAAGCGGCCGTCGAAGACCCGCGACAGTTTCACCCATAACGGCCGGCGCTGGGAGATCTCCGACGTCACGCGCCGCGACGATATCGATGCCTGGTGGCTGGTCGTCGCCGACGCGGGAGCAGCGCTATGACGGTGCGCGATCAGATCCTTGCCGCAATCGAGGCGGCGATCGCCGACCTGGCGGTCGAGGTCGAGGTCGAGCCCGCCGGCGACCCCAGCGCATTCCCCGCCCTCGGCATCACCGACGCCGGCCATGCCGTGCTCGAGCGCGAGGTCAGCCTTACGCGCCGCGCGATGACGGTGACGATCGACGGCTTCGTCGACGGCGCTGGCGGCAAGGCACCGACGCTGGCGCGCAACGCGCTGCTCGCATCCGTCGTCGCCGCCCTCATGGCCGACGAGACGCTTGGCGGCACCGTCGAGCTGATCGAGGACGGCGACCTTCGCCTGTTCACCGCCGCGCTTTCGAGCGTGCGCCGCCTCGGCTTTGCCCAGGACTTCGAGATCCAGTTTTCCACTTCGCGGGCCGACCCCGCTCTACCCGCCTGAAGGAGGCCACCCATGGACCAGACCATTCGCCCGGCGAACGTCGCCGTGCTGTTCAAGCTCGAGGGCATCGAAGGCATCGACGCCAATCCGGATCCCACCGTCGACGCGCTGCCCGTCGAGGCCGACAGCGTCACCTACGGCACGCCCTGGACGATGGAAGACGCGAACGAAGCGACCGGTTCGCTCGTCGCCGGCGCGCCGCTCATCATCGGCCAAGTCACGCCGATCAGCTTCAAGTCGCGTATCAAGGGCGCCGGGCCCGGTGTCGTCTATTCGGCAACCGTAAAGCCCCCGCTGCACCAGCCCCTTCAGGCATGCGGCTGGCGCGGCCAGTTCACCGCGGCGATCGCCGCGGCCGCTGCGACCGCGGGCGGCGCCAACACCCTCACGCTGCCGGCGGGCTTCCCTGCCGTGTCGCGCGCCGTGCTTGGCATGATCCTGCTGCTGACCGGCGGCACCGGCGCTGGCGCACAGCCTGCCGTCATCGAATACAGCGCCGCGCGCGTCGCGACGCTGTCCGAGACGTTCTCGCCTGCGCTCGATGCGACGACGCAGGTCTCGATGCCGGCCAGCTGGAGCTATGCGCAGACGTCGCCCAGCGACACCGCCTCGCGCCTGACCGACCAGCCATCGGGGACGTGCTACATCTACGAAGACGGCCGGCTGATGAAGTTCGTCGGCTGCCGCGGCACGATGACGCCAGACGGCAAGAGCGCCCGCCCGGGTTACGGCACGTTCAACATGACCGGGATCTATGCCGGCCGCGTCGACGCGCCGATCCCTGCCAACCTCGTGATCGCCGGGCACTCGGCGCCGATGCTGGTGCAGGGCGCGGGCGTGTCGCCGGCAGCCAGCCTCAACCGCAAGGCCACCACGATCTCGACCTGGTCGGTGGATCCCGGCAGCCAGATCGAGAACATCGACGATCCGAACACGCCATATGGTTTCGGCGCCGGTCAGATCGTCGATCGCAAGAAGATGCTGAAGCTCGACCCGCTGGCAACGCTGGTCGCCAACCGGGACACGATCACCGATATCGGCAACGGCGTGCAGATGCCGAGCGTCCTGCGTCACGGCAGCCAGACCGGCAACCGCTGGGCGATGGTCATGCCGGCGACGCAGCCGGTGATGCTCGACAACGCCATGCGCGGGAAGCTGCGCTCGGACGATGTCACCCTGCAGGTCCGCTCGATCGGCAAGGACGGCTTTGTCCGCGATTCCGACGGCTTCCTGGTCTTCTATTGAGGGCCGCTAGATGATCCTGACCAGCAAGGGGGCGACGACCCCCTACACGCCGCCATGGATGACCGACGACCACGGCAACCCGAAGCCCGGCGCGCCCGTGCTTCATCTGCGCGCCGGCGACGTGATCGAGCGAGGCCAGATGGAGGCTGAGCTATCGGGTCCGCATCGCTGCGCGCAGGTCTGGGGCTTCGAATTGCGCCAGGCGATTCGGGGCGGCGTGGTCGCGCTGCTGGCCGATGATCCGGATCTCGATCGACTGCTCGGGTTGATCGAAGCGGAAGGCGAAGGCGACGTCGACCAGCTCAGCGCTGACGATCGTGCGCTGCTCGCCGGCGTCCGCAAGATCCTGGCGGAATGCTGGCCGGATTACCGCGACCTGGTTGCGCAGCTCGAGCGCCGGCGCGCGATCGCGCCGATCGTCGCGCTCAAGCGCTACTGCGTCGGCATGGAGATCGAGGGCGTGACCTTCGAGCTCGGCCGCGACGGTCAGGTCAGTGACGCCACCATGTCGCAGATCGAGCCGTTCCTGCTCAGCCTTGCCGGGAACCGCGCGTACGAGATCCAGCAGCCGCGAGGGCTGGAGGGAAACTCGCCGCGGCCGTCGCCGTCAGACGCCAGCCCGAAGCCTTCCAGTTCGGCCGCACGGTCGAAGGCGGCTGGGAGATCGCCGGCACGCGCTGGCAAGAAAATCCGCGTCTCGCGCTCCCCGCGTGGATCTGGCCGGTCGTCGACCTCTGGTTCCACTGCCGACGCTTCGCCTCTCCCCTGATGCCGCAGGTGCTGCCTTGCCCGGGAAGCCCGGGCGAGCAGCCGGCCGCACTGATGGACGCCTTCGCGATCATCGACAGCCTGGAGAAGCCTAGTGGCGAATGATGGTGCGGACCTCACGCTCGACGCCGCGGCGCTCGCCCGCGATGGCGATCGTCTGGTGCGACGCCACCTGGCGGCTGGCACCTCGGCTGTCGCATCGACCACCCGTCGCCTCGAGCAGCGCCTCGAGGCGGCAACACAATCGGCCGTGCCCGGGCGGCTATGGCGCGCCTGGCAATCGTCGACGTTCCCGAAAAGCGGCCCGGCGCGCAATCCGTCAGGGACGATCTGGATCAAGGGCGGTGCGCGCACCCGCGCCGCGATCGAATTCTGGACCACGCCCGGCACTATCCGGGGACGCGAAGGCCAGTATCTCGCCATCCCGCTGCCCGCTGCCGGCAGCAAGCGCGGTTTCGGCCGCGGACGCGATGCCCGGCCGACGCCGGTCGAATGGGAAGCCCTGCACAATCAGGAGCTGACCTTCGTTCAACGCCCGGGTCGTGCCGCGCTGCTAGTCGCTGAAGATGCATATCTGTCCGGTCGCAGGCAGATCGCCAAGCCGAACACGCAACGGCGGATGAACGCTGGCCGTGGATCCGCGACGATCCCGATCTTCGTGCTCCTGCCGGTCGTGCAGTTCCGCAATGCCGTCGCGATCGGGCCGATGATCACCGCCAGCGAAGGTGAGATCGCCCGCGAATTCTTCGCCGCCATCGGCAAAGCAGCAGGGAGGGGATAGCATGGCATCGTCATCGCAATTCGATATCGTCGCCCGCCTGCAGCTGCGCGCCGAACAGTTCAGCAGCGAGGGCGGGCGGTCGTTCGCTGACCTGGCGACGAAGGCACGCACGTCCGCGGCCGGGATCCGCGACAGCTTCGGGCAGAGCTTTGCCGAGGTGCAAAAGCTCGCCGAGCAGTCGCTGAAGCTGCCGCGCACGGCCACGGGTTCGCTCGATCTGTCGGGCGAGATCACGTCGCTGCGCCAGGCCGCGGCTGCGTCCGATCAGAAGGCAGCCGCGGCGCGGGAATTGAACGCGGCAATGCTCGCGGCGTCATCCAGCTCGCGGACCGTCACCGAGGCCATGCGCCTCGAGGCCGATGCCGCGATGGTCGCCGCGCGCGCCGAGGAGGCGGACGCCGGCGCGATCCGTCAGCGGATCCTCGCGCTCGAGGCTGTCCAGGTGCAGCTCAACAAGTCATCGAGCGCGACCGCGATCCATACGCGGGCCGCGAACGACAACGCCGTATCGGCAGGTCAGCAGCAGCAGTCGATGCTGATGCTTGGGCAGCAGCTTCAGGACTTCGCCGTGCAGACGGCAAATGGTGGCTCCGTTGCGACTGCGTTCTCGCAGCAGGTCGGCCAGGTCGGTTTTGCCCTGACCGGGATGGGCGGCAGCCTGGCGCGCGTCGGGGCTTTCCTCGGCACGTTCGCCGGTACCGCGACGCTGATCGCGCTGACTGTCCTTCCGCCGCTGATCGCGAAGCTGCTCGACAGCAATGACGCGCTCGAGGATCAGGTCACCAAGCTTAAAAAGAGCGCGACTGAATCCGAGATCACGGCCAAGGCGCAAGAGCTGGTCGCGCGCTCTGCCGAGGGTGTCGCCGCGGCCGTACGCGAGCAGACCAAAGCACTCGACGACGATGACAAGGCACTGCGGACCCGCGCCGAGCAGGCCAATATCGACCTGAAAAACGAATTGGCGCTCGAGATTGCGACCCGTCGCCGCACGATCGCGCTGATCGAACAGACCAAGGCGCTGGCCGAGGGCGAGAACCTGCGTTCGCTCGGGCCTGGCGGTGTGCCGGCCGTCGTCGCGACGCAGTACGAAGCCAAGATGGCGAAGCTGAATAAGCTTGCGGCCGACCAGCAGGCCTCGATCGATAAGACCCAGGAGAATATCCAGCGCTCGCGGATCGACCTGGCGGCCGAGGCGGCAAAGCGGTCCGTCGATCCCATGGAGCGGATCAAGAAGCTTTATGACGACCAGGCGGCCGCGGCTCAGCGCGCGGCGACTGCGGAAGCGGCTCGCGGCAAGAATATTGACTCCTCGCTGACCCGCGAGCTGGCCGCGATCGACAAGAAGCGCCAGGCCAAGATGCAGGAGGAGCGCGAACGTCAGAGCGCCTCGACCCGCAGGCCTGCGCGCGATGCCGAGCTGGCGTCGCCCGCGACGATATCGAAGCTGCTGCGCGATTCGATCCCGGGCGTGCAGATCACGGCCACGACCAACGGCAGGCACGTCAAAGGCTCGGACCATTATCGCAGCGCCGCAATCGACTTCGTGCCCAAGGGTGGCATGGGCTCGATGACGAAGGACGATGTCCGCGCGATCTTCGAGAAGGCGGGCGTCTCGATCCGTCGCAATGCCGGTGGTGTCGAGCAGCTGTTCGGTCCCGGCGACAAGGGGCATTCCGACCACTTCCATGTCGCATGGGAGAAGGGGAAGCTCGCCGTCGACAATTATCGCGCGTCGGTGCGCGATACGGCGAAGGCCGAACGCGAGGCAGCACAGGAGCAGAAGAAGCTCGACACCGCGCTCGAGCAGATCCTCGGCAAGTTCGATCCCGCGGCAGACGGTGCACGCCGCTACCGCGAGGAGCTGGCCGAGATCGACAAGCTGGCAGGCGCCGGCAAGATCACGCCCGACCAGCAGGTCGCCTATATCCGCAACGCGAAGCGCGATTTCACCGCATCGCAGACGTCCGCGGCGAACGACAACTTCCGTCTCATTATGGGACCGGAAGAAGTCGATGGCGCGATCACCGCCTGGCAGAACGGCATCGCCGCGGCCGGCGACATCATGCGCGAAGATGCCGAGGCAGCAGGCATCGCGTTCACCGACCAGGTGCGCGACGGCATCGCCGGCGCGGCCGATCTGCTCGGCATCCGGATCAGCGGACCGGCTCGCACCATGCTGCAGCCGGGCGGCATCGAGGCGCAGGCGGGCAGCTCGGCCAAGTCGCTGATCGATGGCCTGCGCAATTCGCCGCTGAAGATCAGCACCGAGTCGCTCGACCGTCTCGAGAAGGGCATCGGCAGCGCGCTGACCGGCGCGTCATACGGCCAGCTCGGCGGGTCGCTGTTCGCCTCGATCACCGGTGGCAAACAGAACCAGCTCGGCAGTGCTGTCGGCGGTGCGCTCGGCAAGGTCGCCGGCGATGCGCTCGGCAAGACGGTCGCATCGACGATCGGCGGGTCGCTCGGCAAGACGCTGGGCGGCGCGGCCGGGCCGCTCGGCGCGATCGCGGGCGGCATCGTCGGCAGCGTCATCGGCGGGCTGTTCAAGAAAAGCACGTCGGGATCCTCTACGCTGACGTTTGGCAGCGACGGCCTGGCGGCCGGAACGGCCAAGGGCAACGGCACCGCGGAGAAGGCGGCAGCATCGGCGTCGGCCAACAGCGTCGCGGGGTCGCTCAACCGCATCGCCGAAGCGCTGGGCGGTACCGTCACCGGCGCCGGATCGGTGTCGCTCGGCTACCGGCCCGGGCACAAGGCGGGCGCGTACCGCGTCGATCCGACCGGCCAGGGCAACGTCAAGGGCGGCTCGGTGATGGCATTTGCCACCGAGGAGGAAGCCGTGCGCGCGGCGATCGCCGACGCATTGTCCGATGGCGTGATCGGCGGGATCTCGGCTGCATCGAAGCGGATCCTCGCAGCCGGCGGGGATCTCGAGAAGGCGCTGTCGAAGGCGCTGATGATCGAGGCGGTGCCGAAGGATCTGAAGGCGATGCTCGATCCGGTCGGCGCGGCGATCGACGAGCTGAACGCCAAGTTCCTGAAAACGGTCGACGCGCTGAAGGAGGGCGGGGCAAGCGCCGAGCAGATGACGCAGGCGCAGCAGCTGTACGATCTGCAGCTCGCCCAGGTGAAGAACAGCACCGCGACCGCCAGCGCCAGCCTGAAGGACTTCGTCGCCAGCCTCAAGATGGGGTCGAATTCACCCTATTCGCTGCGCGACCAGGAGCAGACGGCAAAGGCAGCGCTTGCGCCGTATCTCGAGCAGATCGCCGGCGGGAAGACGATCGACCAGGGCAAATACCAGGCCGCTGCGCAGACCTATCTCGACATCGAGCGCCAGCTCTACGGATCGACCAAGGCGTACTTCGACGCCCTCGACGCCGTCCAGGCCGCGACCAACAAGGCGATCAGCACGATCGACAATGCCACGCCGATCGGCACGTCAGTTGAATCGCCGTTCGCCAAGGCCACGGCCGCCAGCGCTGCGGCGACGGCGACCGGCGTACAGACCACCAACGAGCTGCTCGATCAAATGAGCCAGCAGGCTGCGGTGACGAATGACTTGCTGGCGCGGCTCACCGCGGCCGCTGGCAACGACAGCAGCTTCATCGGCAGCGGCCGATCCTTCGTGGCGGCGGGATAAGACATGGCCAGTGCGATCATCGTCGAGCCGCTCGCCTTCGCAGGCGTGACGGCCAGCTCCACCGCGGCCGGGCACGACGCGGCCTATGTCGGCAACGACTATCTCGGCGTCACCTGGCAGTCCGCTGCCGGCGCCGCGGCGCAAAGCCTCGTCGTGGATCTCGGCGCCGATCGCGCGCTCGATCTCGCCGCGCTGCTCGGCTGCGACGGTGCGACCGCTGCCTGGACGCTTACGGTCGAAGTGGCGACGGCAGGGCAGGGCGCGGGCTTTCCAGCCGGCAGCTTCTCGAGCGGCGCGCTCCCGTTCCTCGCCGGCTCGGCCGGGTGGGCGAGCGGGCGTGGAATCGGCTGGTGGTCGGGCGCGGCGATCGTCGGCCGGTATGTCCGCCTGACGATCGGCGGGCTCGGCAACGCGGCCGCCACGGTCGGCCGCGTCGTGATCGGCAGCAAGATCCAGCTGCACCGCAACTTCGCCTTCGGGGGCAAGTTCGGCGTCAAGGATCTCGGCAGCTATGACCTGTCGGCGCGCGGCGTACCGCTCAAGCGCCGGGGCCCGAAGCTGCCGACGTTGTCGATCGAGTTCAACGCCGTCCACAAGGACGAGGTCGAGGCGGCAGTGCGCCCGCTGATCGAGCGCATCGGCAACACCGGCGAAGTGTTCGTCTGCACCGATCCCACGCCCGACGCGCAGCGCCAGCGCCGCTGCTATTACGGCACGCTCGTCGGCGACCTCACGGCCGTCCAGCGCCGCGCCGCGGGCTGGGGCTGGCAGGTCAATCAGGTCAGCCTGATCCGATGAAGGGCGCGCTGATCGAGATCGTCGCCCGGGCGGCGGGCACGCTTGCGCCGGTGACGCTCCGGATGGCCAGCGTCGACGACAGCCGCGTCTGCCACCTGAACGATACCGTTTGGTGGCCGGCGATCTCGAAGCTGCCGAAGCTCTCGTATGATCTGTTCTCGGGTGAGTTCGACGGCCAGGTCGGCACGCCAGCGTCGAACCTGTCCTTCGCGTGCCTGCCGTTCGATGGCGCGCCGGCGCTGCGCTATGCCGGCGCACCGGTGCGGATCTGGACCGGCGACGTCGGCGCGCCGTTCGACAGCTGGATCCAACGCTTCGATGGTCGCGTAAAGGCGCAGCCGTCGATCGACGCCGGCATCGCTACCGCCTCGATCGCCGTCGACGACGCCTGGCTCGATCAGCCGGTGCTCGGCACCTATGCCGGCACCGGTGGTGCTGAAGGCTCGGCCGACCTGAAGGGAACGGCCAAACCGCTGGCGCTCGGCGCGCCGCGCTACGCCAGCGGTGTGCTCGTCGACGTCGCGAATTCCGTGGTGCAGATCTCCGGCGCCGGGCCGATCGCCGCGGTCGAAGCCGCGCTCGACAAGCTGTCGCGTTTCCCGGCGTCGGTCGCGGATTATCCCGATCACGCCGCACTGGTCGCTGCCACGATCCCGGCCGGGCGCTTCGCAACCTGTCTCGCCGAGGGCAAGGTGCGCCATGGCGCGCCACCCGAGGGGACGCTCAGCTATCTCGTGAAGGGCGACACCGGCGGACGCTCGAGCGGCTATCCGCGCTACGCCGGCGAGCTGATCCGGCGCATCGCCGATATCGTCGGCGCCGGTGACCGCGTCGACCAAGCGTCGCTCGATGCGCTCGACGCGCTGCGGCCGATGCCGTTGTCGATCCAGGTCACCGCGCAGACCACCGCGCGCGAGCTGATCCAGCGTATCGCGCAGAGCGTCAACGCGGTCGCCGGCGTCAGCTGGCTCGGCAAGCTGTTCGTCGCCCGGATCGGCGCGATCGGCGACGTGATGGCGACGTTGCAGGCGGATGGCTCGGCGCTGCCCCCGGTCTCGTCGGTGAAGCAGCTCGAGAACGGTACGCCATGGTGGCGCGTCGATATCAAGGCGCAGCCGACCTGGACGGTCCACGCGCTATCCGACATCGCATTCGCGGCGCCGCTCACGCCGCGCGGTCTCTATGTCGCCGGCACGACGTACCGCGAGGGCGATATCGTCGACCTGTTGGACGGTTCGCGCTGGCTGTACCTCTCGACCACGCCGGGCACCGGCGCGCTGCCCGGCCCCGACTGGTACCAGATGAGCCCCGCGATTCAGGCGCGGTACGCGGACGGCACGACGATCGAGGAATGGAAGCCGGCCGAGCTGGGTTCTGACATCACCAAGAGCCTCGATCTTTCCGACACGGTCATCAGCATATCGACCGATGCGTCGGGCGCGACCGTCGCCGGTCAGCTGCCGGCGTCGGTCAAGGCCACGCGGCGCCGGGGCGGTGCGGACGTCTCGGCCGCGACCGACTTCTCGATCGTCATCGCCGGTTCGATCACGGCGACGATCGACAACGATCCTGCATCGATCGCCCGCGGCACCGTGACAATCACGGCCGTGCAATCGTCGGGGACCATCCAGATCGTATCGAACCTCGATGGCGCAGTGCTGCCCGGTACCGTCACGATCAATCTGCCCGACGCCGTTGCACCACCGCCAACCGACGCCAGCGCCTCGCTGACCAGCTTCCCGACGATCAAGAGCCGCACGCCGACTTATCCATCGGCACCGACGTCGTTCGTCTCGGCAAAGGCCGATAGCGCCGGCAGGATCTCGATGGTGCTCGACGTGACCTATTACTTCCGCAACGAGGGCTCGCCCGCGTTCGATTACGGCTCGCTCACCGCGGCTACCAGGTTGCAATATCGGCCGACTGGCGGCGCCAGCTGGACCGACGCTGCAGCCGAGATCGTCGGCACCGAAGCGTATCGCCAGGGCAACACCACGACCGGCAAGATTGACGTCGTGCAGGGACGCCTCAACACCGGCGTCATCACCGTTTCCGGTCTGACGCCAAACGCAATCTACGACGCGGCCCCGCTGCTCCGCGCGCAGCCGGTGGCAGCCTCGAGCAAGGGGCAGGGCGATCCTGCCGGCGCGTTCACTGTGAGGACCGGGCTATGAAGCAGTGGGTCATTCTCCTGAACACCGGCGAGATCCAGGCGCAGGTCTTTTCCGACGTGCACCCGGCAATGAACGCCACCCGGACATGGGACGCGACCTGGACGGCGTACGAGGTGCCACGCTTCGGCGATCTCGCGCGCGAGAAGTTCGTCGTCGGCTCCGGATGGGCACCGGACATGGCACTGATCAAGGCGCGTCTGCTCGGCCAGGTCGATGACCAGCGCGAGGCGGCGCAGATGGGCTATCTGACGCAGGGCGGTGCCAAGAAGCTCGTCTACATGCAGAAGGCGCGCGAGGTCATCGACTTCCGCTCGCTGGGATCTTCGGTCGTCGCCACCCTCAATCTTGAAACGCGCCGCGTTCGTTTCCCGGCTGCGATGGCCGAGGTCGACCTGACCGGCGCGACGATCGCCGCGGTGATCGCCAAATTCGAAGCCGGCGCTGCATCGTCGAATGCCGCGGTCATGCGCCTCGAGGCGATCGCCCAGGCGGCAAAGGACAAGATCAAGGCTGCCACGACTGAAACTGCGGCCGCGTCGGCTGCGGCTGTTATCTGGAAAGCCAAATGAGCGCGCTTCCCAACGACATCGCCGCGGCGACGCGCGAAGCCATCATCGAGCGCTACGAGAACACCGCGATCCGCGATGCGCTCACCGGCGCCCGCGACGGTTCGCTTCAGCCGGGCGAGGGGTTCTTCGACCAGCTGGTCGACGCCAAGACGATCGTTGACGAGCGCGGCCTGGTGCTTGCGGGCGACCCGCGATTCTCGGTCAGCGTCGCTGCGCTGGTCTGGTCCGATCCAGCGCGCGCGACGCCGGCGGTCCGCCTGGTCGACAGCGAGCAGTCGGTCGACGCCCGGCTGTGCTGCTCGCGCATCGAGCTCGATCTCGAGGACGAGGTCACCAGCTTCGAGCTGTTCTATGCGCCCGACGTCGACATGACGCCTCCGCCCACCGGCCCCGCGGCATGGCGTATCGCGCCAGGCGGTGCCGGGGCGAAGGACGGCTCGTCCTGGGAGAATGCCGCGCCGCTGTCGGCTCTCAACTCCATGATCGCGCAGGCGGCGCCCACTGGCGCCGAGGTGTGGCTGCGCGCGGACGCCGGCGTCTATAACCAGACCAGCGTGATCTCGCTCAGCCGCGGTGGCTGTACGGTGCGCGGCGTCGACGTGAACGGTGATCCCATGATGGCCGAGTTCGTCGGCAATCGCGCCTCGCCCTGGACGAAGGGCGCCACGGTCGGCAGCGAGATGTTCCGGCTCAATGCCGGCGCAAACAATCTCGTGCTGCAGTACATGCGGTTCCGCAACGTCGGCGCCGGCTGCATCCGGATGCGCGAGCCGGTCAGCAATATCCTGATCGAGGATATCGAGGCCATCAACGTCGCCCGCGGCATCGTGAATTACGGCAACGGCACTGCCGATGCGACCGTGACCGGCTGCACCGTGCGCCGCGTGAAGATCGACAAGTTCTCGAAGCACGGCATCCAGTTCCGCCACAACTCGACCAATATCCTGATCGAGGATTGCGACTTTGATTCCGGCAACATCGATGGCGATTTCATCACCTGTGGCGTCCAGCTCGACGACAAGGCGTCGAACGGCATCGTTCGCCGCGTCTCGGTCCGCAATGTTCTGAACGCGGGCCCGGGCAGCTATTGGAATGGCGACGGTTTCTCGGGCGAGAGCGGCAATGCCAATTGGCGTTACGAGGATTGCTACGCCGAGAACATCTCCGATGGCGGCATCGACCATAAGGGGATGGGTGTCGTCCTGGTCAACTTCCGGACGAAATACTGCAAGCGCTCGATCCGTCTGTGGGGCGATGCGACGGTCATCAACGCCTACAGCGACACGCCGCGATCGCGCGGTGGCTCGGGCAGCAGCTGCCATGTCTTCGCCATGCAGGGCGGCAAGTCGCGCGTCCGGATCCAGGGCGGCACGTTCATCCAGGCCGGTACCGCTCCTGTGTTCCGCGGCGACCAGAGCGCGCTGATCGCATGGGACTCGGCAGCCGTCGCCGGCATCCAGGCCCCCAGTGGCTACACGCTTTACACGTCGGAAGCGGACGATCCGACCGACAGCCTGTCGGGCGTGTGGAACCATGCCGACGTCACTCCGCCGAAGATCACGTCGAGCCTGGCGCTGTCGCTGGACGAGAACAAGCCGGGCACGTTCCGCATTGCCATATCGGAGAACGCGACGCTCGAGATCCGCGGGCCCGACGTCCGGCAGCTCAACATCAAGGGTCGCGACCTGACCGTCTTCGCCCAGGACTTCGAAAAGGTCGGGGGCGTTGCAGCCGACGGCACCAATGTTCTGAAGGCCGAGATCCGCGCGCTCGACGTGAACGGCATCTATTCCGCCTGGTACCCGCTGACGGTCACGATCAACGACGTCGGCGATGATCCCATCACCGTCGCCCAGGCGATCGCGGCGACCGGCGCGACGAATGGCTGGTGGTACGACCTCTCGCAGCCGAACACGGCCTGGGCCGATATCGGCCGCACCGAGCCGGCGATCGAGAACGGGACTGTGAAGGCGGTCACCGATCTCACCGGGTTCGGCAACCACCTGACCTTCCCCGACGGCTATGAGCCCTTGCTGCGCGTCGTCGACGGGTATCGGGCGCTCGAGTTCACCGGCGCGGTCGTCGGCAACCTCGGGCCGATCGGCGGGATGCGCTTCGCGCAGTTCACGTCGGTCTCGACGATCCGTCGGGAGTCGACGGCTACCGACGGCACCTTCGTGCTGCTGTTCACCGGGCGGCGCAGCAAGAATGCGGCGAGCGACAACGCGATGCACCGGCTCAACTTCCTCGACACGTCGACGGCGCAGTTCCGGGTCAACCCGCAGTCCGGACAGACCGCCTCGAGCGGATCCAGCGTCGCGCCGCGCGGCATCAACATGGTCGTCTCGCATCGCTCGACCGACGGGATCCTGCGCACTGGCTACAATGCGAACGGCATGGTGCAGCGCCTGGACGGATCCGACACCGGGACGGCGACCTACCCGCTGGCCGACGAGCAGCCGCTGCTCGGCGCAGCGATCAACGAAACCGGCGCTTACATCAACTTCTTCGAAGGGCTGTGGTTCGCCGGCACCTTCCTCAACGCCGCGTTCCCCGATGACATCCGGTTCCGGACGGAACGCCAGCTCGGCGCCGCTGCAGGCGTCCCGCTCTAAAATTCGGAGATAGGTTATGCGCAATGCCTTCGTCGCGGTCCTCGGGATCGCGCGGTGAAAGATGCGTCGCCACCCCGCTGGCTTGCATGGGTCCCCGTCATCACCGCGGCCGGCCTGATCATCGGCGCACTGCTGACGATCGGCGGGGTCATCAACCAGGTGCGCGAGCAGGATCGTCGGATCTCGGTGCTCGAGCAGCGCGACGAGCAGCTGCGCGCGATCGACGCGCGCACCACGCGGATCGAGGCGAAGCTCGAGGTGCTTGCGGTACCGAACCAGCTGGGGAGTAAGATGCCATGATCGACGGCGGACTCGTCATGATCGTCATCAGCGCGCTGATCATGTTTGTCCCGCCGGCCGCGGCGCGCACCCCGCGCCGGCCGGGATCGCTTAAAGCCGTGCTGAACATCGCCTTCCCGCCGATCGCGCCCACGCTCGCGATCGTGCTGCTGATCGAGCAGGCCGAAGCCGCGCTCGAGCGCGACGCGCTGCTGCGCGGCACCCGCGCGATCTCGACCACCTACGACCCGGCCTGACGGCCCGCGGCCGATCGCCGCCACCCCCGGAGACCATCATGAAACTGATCGAGAACTGGCGCCATGCGTGGCGCCTGTGGTCCGTGCGCTTGTCTGCGCTTGGCGCCCTGCTGACGACCTTCGCCGCGGCCGCGCCGGATACGCTGCTCCAGATCTGGAACGGTCTGCCCGACGACGTGCGTGCCGTCTTTCCGGAGACGGCCGTGCGCGTCATTCCGACGCTGCTGTTCGTCGCGACGATCGTCGCCCGGCTGATCCCACAGAAAGCCGCGGCCGATCGGCGCAGCTTGTGGAAGTCGATCACCGGCAAGGTCGCACCGAAGGCGGCAGGCGGCATCGCGGCCGCGGCGCTGGCCATGATCGCCGGCGTCATCGCGATCGAGGGCGGATACGTGAACCACCCGGCCGACCCGGGCGGCGAGACGCATATGGGCATCACCAAGGCGGTCGCCGTCCAGAACGGCTACACCGGACCGATGCGCACGCTGCCCCGCGAGGTGGCCGAGAGCATCTACTATCGCCGGTACCTGATCCAGCCGGGCTACGCGCCGCTCGTCACGATCGACGCCGCGGTCACCGAGGAGCTGTTCGACACGACCGTGAACATGGGCCCCGCGCGCCCGTCGACGTGGTTCCAGCAGTCGATCAACGTCCTGTGCGGCGCCACGCTGGCGACCGACGGCCGCGTCGGGCCCGGCACGATCGCGGCGTATCGCAGCTGCCAGGCGAAACTCGGCGCCGGCAACCTGTGCATCGCCACCCTCGGCAACCTCGATGCCGCGCAGGGCACCGAATACGCGCGCCTGGTCCGCGTGAACCCGAAGCTGAAGGTCTTCTACAAGGGCTGGATCGCGCACCGGGTCGGCAACGTCGATCGCCGGAAGTGTCAGGCGATCTCGCTGTGACGCGGATCCGCATCATCATCGCGATCGGCGTGCTGCTGGCGATCGTCGCCGGCGTCGCGCTGATCCGTCGCAGCGGCGAGACCGCCGGCGCCGCCAAGGTCACCGCCAAGACCGAGCGTGCGCACAGCGACCGCGTCGCCGAGGCGCGCGCCGACGAGCGGTCGGCTGCGGACACCACCGACGCGATCGCGCGCAGCGTCACCCGCTCGGACGCGCTGGCCGACGCCTACGTCAAAACCACGATCAAGGATCTCCGCGATGCTCTCGACGCCGTCCCGCCGCCTGCTGCTGGCGTGCCTTTGCCTGCCGCTCCTTTCGACCGCCTGCGCGATAGCATCAACGCCGGCATCGATCGCGCGAACCGAGCGGCCGCGGATCCCGACGCTGCCCCCTGAGCTGACCAGGACCGAGCAGCTGCAGCCGCTCAGCGCCAAGCCGACCGGCGAGCTGGTGACGATCGACAAGGCCATCCTCACCGAACTGTACGAGCGCCTGGTCGAGGCGATCGCCGCGATCGCGCGCGGCAACACCCGGGCCGCTGCCGTGAAGCTCGAGCGCCATTGCGTGTCCGCGATCCTGTCGACCGGCGTCACGCCGCCAGGCTGCCCCACTCCGAACTAACAAGGAATTCGGCGATGAAGACCATCCTCCTCTGGGACCCTCGGTTCCCGGAGCGCAAACCCGCGCGCCTGACCCTTGACGACGCCGTCGCATCGGCGGCCGTGCGATCCGGCGTCGCTGCCGCGGCCCATCCGGCAGACGCCGGCGCCTTGTCGGCGGGTGGCGCGCTCGACCCGACCATGCTCACCGAAGTCGTCATCCAGCACGGCAATGGTGGCGGCACGCGTCGCGTGTTCCTGCCGTACAGCGTGGTGATGGTAGGCGCCGTTGCCGGCGTGCTGGCCTCGATCGGCACGCCGATCGGTGCCGGGATCCCGCCGACGCCGACGCCGACGCCAACGCCAACGCCGACACCGTCGCCGACGACGACTTACTCGATCGCGGCCATGAACGACACGTTCATCACCAAGCCGGCGACCATGAACAGCAACGGGAAGGGCCCGTACTGGCCCTGCCTCGTCGATTATCGCAATTTCGCAGCGTTCCCCGCGGATTGGGCGATCTACTTCTCGGATGATCACGGCAGCGGCACCGAGGGCATTTGGCTATGGGTTGCTCGCGGTAGCGACGCCACGACTGCGCAGTGGCTATCGTATGACGACGCTCTTGCGGCGGGCTGGTTCGATAGCATCGCGAGCAAGCCGACCGCCAATCCCATCGTCGGAAGCGGCCAGGCACAAACCAACCCGGCCGGCTTCACCGAGATCGAGACGCCCGACGTCAACATCTACAACGGCAAGGTCATCCTCACCTGCCAAACCAACAACGCAACCGTCTACAGGTATAATCAGGCGACGATCCGAAGTGTTTCGGATGATGGCCTGAACTTTGTTCTGCCAGCGTCGCGCTCGACGATCCTGTTGAACAATCCTGCCACTGCCGCGGTGGGCGATGGTCACACCGGCTATTGCAACAGCGGCCCGAACCCGTTCCCGGGCCTGATCAACGCCGCAACCGGCCTGCCATGGGTCTGGCTGTATCTCAGCCTGGCGGCAGGAACCGACAAGAGCGGCTCGATGATGTGGGGCAGCGACGATCCCATCGCAGGAACGCCCACACGCATCACGCCATTGCGCGCGACCGCCGGCCTTCTGACCGATAGCCCGGCCGTGCTGAACGGAAAGCGGGCAGCGAACTTCTTCCCCGTCAGCTCAATCCGTCGCGTATCCGACGGGCTATATTCGGCCCTCTCCGTCTTCTCGTCGCCGTCGTCGGGCGCAGAGCAGGGTGGTGCGGTGATCTCGGAGGTCTTCTACGGCGCTAACGGCCGACTGCCGATCGCTGGAAAGCCAAAGCCGCTCCTAGGCGCCGGCGATGCAACGACGCGCCCGATCGGCGCCAGTCTGCGCGGCTTCCGGATGGATACGGTCAACAACAAATGGGTGGCGATGTATCACTGGCGCGGTTCGGGTGACCTCAACCGCATCGGCATGATGTCAGGGCCGCTTGTTGCGCCTGTCGCCTCCACGCCACTCAACCCGAACATCGCGGATCTGACCGAAGAGCGGTTCGAGCTGCGCAACGCTGGATCCCGCCCCGCGGCTCTGACCACGGCCGGCTTTGGCACGCAGACCGGCAGCCCGACGATCAGCTTCAATGCCCAGGGCATGCAGGCGCGGGTCTATGGCGGTGCGACGGCCGACAGCGAGGCCAACATCTATTACGATGCCGGCATCGTTCCGTCCGACTTCTCCGTCGTCGATTTCTACGTCGAGTCCGTGAAGGAAGAAAACGGCAACGCTGCGCGCAAGCTGTTTGTCGGGTTCGCCACCCAGAAGGCGGTATCGATCAGCGCACAGACTGACGCGATCTATGTGTCGAACGTCGTGCAGTCGGCCGGTGCGATCCCGGCGGCCGGCTCGGCCGCAGCGACGGGCTACTCGCATATCTTCCAGGGCGGCGTCGATAAGGCGCGGGCGTCCGTCGTCTACCCGGGCTTCGGCGTTGGCTCGGGGCTGGCCGAATTCACCCGTTCCTTTGGCGTCAGGCTCTACCCCAAACTGAACCGCATCATGTGGCTCGACGAGGCTGGGGTGGAGATGGAGGAATTCGACCCGCCAGTCGGCTGGGATTGGTCGAAGCGCCTGTACCCGTTCATCTCGCTCATGACGACGTCGAGCGGGACCATCAACAGCTACACCCGCATGGGTGCAATCATCGTGAGGCGCAAAGCATGACCCGTCACCGTTACATCGCACTTGCCGCTCTGATGTTCGCTGCCCCCGCGCTTGCCGGTCCCGCCCGACCGCTCAAGCCAGGGACGGTCATCACAAAGGCCGAGAACCTGACCAGCTATCGCTACATCGACGCGCTGGCCGAAGCGAACGGCCTGCGCATGGATGGCTTCACCCTCCGCTATGGCCGCGCCGGCATTCGCCTGCGCGGTGATGCGCACGACATCGTGATCCGCAACGGCGCGATGACGACCAAGGGCATCACGTCGGGCAGCGATCTGCCGGTCGGGATCGACATTGGCGGCACCGTGCACGACGTCCTGGTCGAGGGCGTGACTGCCAGCGGGCACCGGATGGTCTACGTTCCCAAGAAGTACACCAATGGCGACGGCTTCAGTCAGGAAGCGCAAGTCTACCGCGTGACCTATCGGCGCGACGTTTCGACGGACAACAGCGATGGGGGCTTCGATCTGAAGGGGCAGGCCCGCCTCGAGGATCTGACGGCCGAGCGCAACGGCCGCAATTATCGCTTCTGGAACGACATCACGGCGACCACGCTGACCAGCAAGGATCCGTCGGGCGCGCATATCTGGCTGAACGCTAAGGCGGCGCAGAACGTCACGATCGACCGCCTGGTCGTCAGCAGCACGACCACGGCGCCGGTGCTGCGTATCGAGAACACGTACGCGGTCTCGATCACGGTCGAGGAATGCGTCTTCGCCGTCCCGGCCGGCACGCTGCTCCAGTGGGGCGGCAAGGCTGCCCGGGTGACTTGGGGCAAGAACTGCACCCGTGATGCCAAGGGCTATGCGGTCAACACGCCAGTGCCCGCAGCCGCGCCGCGAGGGTTCGACGTTGGTGAGGTTCTGGTCGACCGGAAAGGCAACGGCACCGTGACCCTCGCGACCCCGGGGATCATCGCCCGCATCAACGCCCGCATCAAGGCAGCCGGTTCGTCGATCGTTCTGAAGAAGAACGACACTCTGAAGCTGGTCGACGGCACTTGGTACGAGATCGCCAAGTAACGCGACGCCGATTGCTCGGCTCGGACCCGCGTGGCATAGATCCCGCGCCTGTCCGAGCTTAGCCGCAGAGACGGCCCGCGCGCGCGGTCGACTGTGGGTTTCCGGTTCGCCGGGTGGCCTGCAGAATAGAAGACCCTTCGGGGAAATATGCGGGGCGCAGTCTCCCGCAGTCCTGCGCGGCTAACCACCCGGTCCGTCCGGTGGGTCAGCCGCGCAGCGACCCCTCAAACAGTTTCGCGACGATCGTCGCATCATCCATCCCGCGGCCGACCGGCCGGGGCTCCGCCGATCGCGTCGATCGGCGGCCATCATGGCGCGCGTAGCCCGTGCCTCGTCATGAAGGTCACACCACTACAATGCAGCCCACCATCACCGCTCGCCCGCCCGCCCCGTACATGGGCGGCAAGCGCAACCTCGCCACGCGCCTGTGCGCGCTGATCGATGCCACCCCGCACAAGGCCTATATCGAGCCGTTCGTCGGCATGGGTGGCGTCTTCCTACGCCGATCGCGCCGACCGACCGTCGAGATCATCAACGACCTGTCTGGCGACGTCGCCAACCTGTTTCGCGTCGTGCGCCGGCATTACGAGCCGTTCGTTCAGGAGCTGCGCTGGCTGATCGCAAGCCGAGCGGAATTCGAGCGGCAGCGGTCGATCGATCCCACCACGTTGACCGACATCGAGCGTGCGGTTCGCTTCCTCTACCTCCAGCGCCTGGCGTTCGGGGGCAAGATCATCGGCCGGCACTACGGCGTCGACCGGAAGTCGCCGTCGCGGTTCAACCTGGCCAAGCTCCGCGCCGAGCTGCGCTTGCTCAGCCGGCGCCTCGAGCCAGTCCAGATCGAGCAGCTGACCTATGCCGAGGTCATCCGACGGTACGACCACGCCGGCGCGCTGTTCTATCTGGATCCGCCCTATGACGAGACGACTGGTTACGGCGTCGAATTCGGCCGCGACGACTATGTCGCGATGGCCGCACAGCTGGCGACGATCGCCGGCAGCTTCATTATGTCGATCAACGACACGCCGTTCATCCGTGAGGCGTTCGCTGCCTTCGACATCCAGGAAGTCGAGACGACCTGGACGATCGGGGCGGTAGCGACCGGCGCCGGCGCGAAGGTCACTGAACTGATCATCCGTAACAAGCCGGCCTGA